CTCTAGGTTTTTTAGTTGCACCTCTATATTGTTTTTGACCTGGTTTTTTAGAAGATGATACTTTCATATCACTAGCTTTTTTAGGTGAAGATACTTGCATCTCACTAGCTCTTTTAGATGGTGCAGCTTGTTTCTCACTAGCTTTTACTGATTTGATGCCTTCAGTAAGACCACCACCACTATTTTTAAGAGGTTTTAGAACATCATCATACAAGTTTTTTTTGATATTTTTTTCTGATCTTTTCATACTTTTCTTTTGTTGCCTAGTTTGTTTTTTAGGAACTTTTAAACCACTTAAAACATCTTGTATTAATCTTTTTTTGTCTGTCATTATATAACTCCTTTATAATAATCTGCTAATCCACCTTTAACTGCAAAAGTTTTAACATTAGTAGGTTTACCTCCCACCCCTTGAGCTTTTGCTCTTTTTCTTCTTACTGCACTTTTTCTTTGACTCTCTGTCATTCTTCTAGCTTTTGCTAAAGGCACACACTTAGGGTACTTTCTTTTTGCATCTGCTTTTTGTTTACTTCTTCCACAAGGTTTAAACTTACCATCTTTATCTTTACTTCCTATATCCACCCATTTTTGAGCAAACCATTTTTTTAAACCAGAAGACATAATTATAACAAATCTTTATAATAACCTTGCATACTACTATTAGTTCCATAATCGCCTTGTATAGAACCACCTTTAACTTCGTGTCCTTCAAAAGTATCTACCATAGTACCTTTTGATGCTGGTTTTGGTCCTTTAAAATCTTTACGTTTTACACCACTAGGATCTTTAATTTTTCCTGCACATATCTTTGAAGCATACGCATTAGCATACGCACTGGGGTAAACCTTAAATTTTCTTTTAGCTGCTGCTTTACCTCTTGGGCATAATTTTGTCATATATATCTCCTTGTTTTATTATACTGCACTCTTATTAACGTGTAAATATCTTGCTCTTTGATTTTCCTTTGTTGCCTTGAACTATCCTAACTCTTTTCTTCTTGTTGAATTTTTTTTTCTGTGGAGGTTTAGATATTTGTTGCCTCATCTGTGATCTACTTATTGCCATTTATTTTAATTTATACCTCGTTTTACCTTCTTCATTTTTGTATGCCTCCAGATACTCATATCTATTTTCATCTGTACTGTAAGATACATGTACCCAACCAGAATGTGGATCTTTTTTTGGATTATGAAACTCTAATATTAATTGATCGTATTTTAGATTAGAGTGAATCCAATCACTAAGTTCTAAATTGCCAACTTCTAAGACCTCGATATCTGCCGCTTCACCTTGAACATGAGACGACTTTATACTTCCACCGATCTTCAGATTAAGTTCTGCACACCTGAATCCAGAACTAATAATCATAGGTTTCATAAAGTAATCTCTTACAGGTTGCAAAACGTGTACACATAAATTTTTTAAATTAAAAATTTGTTTATCTGTAGGAGTGTTGTCTATATTATTTCTGATAGCAGTTTGAGATCTAGTAAACTCATGAAGACTAAAATTTTCGGATAGTTTCATTTAACATCTCCATCTACGTCTAGCTTGTCGTAATCTAGAATTAGGATCTTTAGCAGCTTTTGGAAATTTTTTCATTTGTCCAGCACTTCTTGCACAAAATGATTTTCTTCTAGCTTGTTCTTTTTTTGTTAAATTATTTTTTTTTGTTACTGCTGTTTTAAGTTTTGATCCAGGGTTTTCTCTTCTGTATCTAGCTACACCTGCTTTGGTCATACCTGCACCAGATTTGGTAGATCTAAAATACTTCTTGGAACGAGGCGGCATACCACCTCGCTTTAATCCAAGTAATTCTTCTGTATAACTATCCATTATCAGTATCAGCAGTAATCGGTGTTACAAAAACTGTAACAGAGGTTACATTGCTAATAGTCAAGTGCATATCAGTTTTAAAAACTATACCATCTAAAGGCATATCCACTTGATATTGATCAGCTGCACTTCCAGCAGGAGTTGCTATCACAAGTTTTTGTGTACCAGTTGCTCCACCATCTTTGAAAGTTAAACTTCCAGCCGAACTATGACCCACATAATAAATAGATAGCAATCTTGTACGACCAGACTGAATAGTTCCAGTGCTAGTTAAAGTTTTTGCTCCTATATCTGAGTTCATAATATTCTCCTATTAACTAGCTGCGTCAAAACCTAGTATGGTGATTAGAAGTCTTCCAGCAGTATATGTTCCTGCTGTAGCAGTTCCACAAGTTAAATATAAAAATTGATCAGCTGCTATTTCACCACCAGCAGTTCTTGTACCAGCAGTTTGATCACCACCATTAATAATTAAAGTCTCAGTTAAGTCACTGATTGCTGTATCTTCAACACCAGTTCCTTCAGTTGCCGAATGTAAATTAATGTCTGGGTCACCACCAGCAGGAGTTTCAAAAGACTCCATAGTTACACCAAAAACTGTTCCTTGATTTGCAGTAGTTACTTGACCAATAAAAGCAACACCAGCACCATCTTTACCAATGATGTCACCAGCAGTGCCACCACAATTTAATCCAGTAAGATCAATCATAATAGATGTTTTTACAATATTAACATTTGTATCTACATCACTTTTTAGTCTTTCTACTTGAGTTATGTAAACTGCTGCTGTGCCTTCTATACCAGCACCTCCAGTGGCCTCAACTGCCATTTTATTTCCACTGGTAACCGTAATTGCACCAGTAGTTGCATTTTTGGACACAGTTTGAAATCCGTTTTCGGATCTGACTGGTCCTGAAAAAGTTGTTGTTCCCATAATTTTCTCCTAGTTGTAGATATAGTCTTTAGGTTGTCTG